CATCAGGGTCTCTGTCACCAGCAGAGATAGTCTCTACTCCAGCAAAGTCATAGAGTTGTCCATTATATTTGTCTGACATCTTGCCAAACTCAGCAACACGGTCACCACCCACGACAATCTTCACATCGGAGTATCCATCAGCGTGTGCTTGCTTGAGCACATCAAAGATATTTTTTGAGTTGGGATCATTAACAATGCTATCAGCGTGATCAGGATACATCTGCCTCATTACATCAACCTTCTCGTCAGGATCAAGAGGATTCTTTTTGGGATCTTGAGTCCTGGATGGATAGATCTTAAGTGCTCCCTTACCTGCTGCTTTCTTTGCTTGGTCTAATAGTTTTTTGTGTCCAACTGTTGGTGGATTAAATCTACCAAATGTTACAGTAAGAGTTCCAAGATCCTCCTTTGGTGATCCATCTGCTCTTGTAGGTGCCACTATTCTACGAGGTGTACCATCAGCAAATGTACCGAACTCGCCCNCTGCTGCTTGCTCACCGTCCTGACCCTCTGCTCCCTGCTCAGCATCCTGTGCTGCTGCCTTTGATGAAGGTGAGTTTGCCTGAGTTGCAGTTGGTTGCTGATTTGCAGGAGTTCTTACTTGTTTAGGATCCTGTTGACCAACCTTTTGATTCTGATTGAAGAACTTAAGTTTGCCACCGACAGTCTTAGCAACGAACTCACCATTCTTATCATACCATCCACCGTGCCCATCGCCAATATAACCTAGGCGNTGGGCTTGCATCGACGCTTGAGAATTCGATGCCTCCGATAAAAAGTTAAATAGGGATTTCATTATATTACTAGACTTTATTTTTATTTATCAAACCTCAACACCCTTGTATCCTGGGGGAGTCTTGTCCCAGTCTTTTGTTGCTGTGAAGTTCGCTCTGGAGAACTCAAGACGATCAACCAGTTTGAGTGCTTGACCAGACCTAATCGCAACGAACCCTTCAGGCGCAGTAACTTTATACCCATCCTCAGTGCGAAGGAATGTTCCAAGCGTTTTAACCTTTTCCAATTTCCTAATGACCAGTTCCTTAGATGCCTGGAGATTAGAATATGATGAAATGGTGAAGTAAATAGATCTCTTATTCGACTCAATGAATTTGAGCCCTTCTTTTTGCATTTTTGCATATTTGTCTTTTGCAGATGGTGTCTTCTTAGAGTCAATCTCTTTCTGCAGAAGAGTATCGTAGTAAACTGAAAATTCTTGTATTACACGGTTTACATTGGGGATACTCTTACCCTGCCTAATGTATGTGTTAAAAAATTGTTTAAAAAGTGTAGAGAGAAGAAACTTTCCCTGTCCTGTTTCTCCTAAAATATTTAGGAATTTTGATGCTTGCTTAAGTGAACCCTCTGCTTTGTTGACAGCAGACTTGTATTTTTGTAGTTCAGCAGCATTAAAAGTTGCTGCGCCACTGGCATCTGAGAATGTAGCGGTTGCTGCATAAACGTCAGGGACATTGTTAAAATTTGTAATGTCTACACCAAAACTAGCATTCATATCTGCTGTAGTTGGACCAGTATACCTTGTATGGAATACAATACCAATCTTTGCTCTCTGAATTTGCCTACCGAGATCAGAGTTCTCTGGCACAGCATACACAATGGTGTTTGGTTGGAAGGTAATCATCCTCTCACCACCAATTGTTGCCCTCTTTTTATCATCAGTAAACAGGAGGTCACCCTGAACCACACCAGTAATACCAAGTTTGGGGAAGTATTTTAGTGCTGCCTTGAGTTTTGCTGCCAACTGACCAGAGTAGTTCTCATCAATCTGCTCAGAAGTATACATCTTTTTAGGATTAGTCTTTGCAAATACAGACTTTGTTCCTACGAAAAACTGATCCCACTCTGGATCAATACCACAGATGACAGCAGGAGCACCATCCCACTTAGTAGTCACACGTATTGGTGACGTTGGTTCCGTAAGCATACTACCAAGTTCTCTAAGGAAGTTGATTGCGTTGAATCCTCCCTGAGTCCCATTGTTGAGGATGTCATCTTCAAGGTGTTCTAGGTGTGTGTTTTTTGCCATGATCTTATTATAGGGCAGAGAGGGGTGGAGTGGACAGTTTAGTTATTGTAACTTGTAGTATACGGAAGATTTATCTGACTGAGATGATGCATAAAGATAAAGTTCCTTCATTGCCATATCTTTATCTTTACAGGATGTATTCAACCAATCTAAAAATCTTAATCCAGCAAGTTTACTATATCTCCAAGACTTATCCTGAGTATCAATTTCTACCTTCATATTTATTTCTTGTTTCTTCGTTTGGTCAAGTCCTTTTGCATTATATTCTTTCAACAAATCATAGATCTCAATTGTGATATCTTTTGATTTACTTGCATTTGGATCAGACTCTGCCCAGGTAGGAATATTAAATTGATTTATGTTTGTAAATCCTGCATTTTTTAAAAGTTCAACAACAACTGCACCTTGAACTTTTCCTTGAGCAGCAGATTTTCCTTTCAGTTCTAACTTCCAATCTCCTTTAGAAGACCCACCAAAATTTCTTGCTTGAAATTTATCAAACTGTCCAGGTCCATAATAGAGATAAACATCCATAGAGGAAGTAAAGGTGAGATCATACTTTTCATACTTTGCCTTTTCGTTTGCCTTTCTAACTGCAACGGATTGATTATTTTTAGGATCCATCTTTGGCGTACCCTCAATCTTTTTGAGAGAAATACCAATCAATTTTTCCTCATTAAACAATTGAAGGAGTGCATTGTTTAAACAATCAATAGTATTCTCTCCATCCAAATGCTTCTTAATCTCTGCAATCTCAGATTCCTTCACCATCCATATATCGGCAGGATTCCACTTATCCTCTGAAGAGAGATTAGTTTGTCCCTTTACTCTACCAAATGCTTTTTTAATTGCTCCATCATCAAGATCCCTATCTCCTCTCAAAAATTTATATCCAGATCCACCAACCTTTTCAAATATTTCATTTGCCCCTTTCACAGATCCTTCTTTCCATTCTTTTGGAATACCCATAATTTCTTCTAGTTTTGTACCACCCACATCAGCATATTTCATTCCACACTGAAGATCTTCTATGGTATAGATTTCCTTCTCACCACAATAATATCTCATAGCAGCGTATACACACTGCGCCGATTCTTGTATTGCTGTTGCTGCAGACCCACCACCAGATCCTTTTGATCCGTTTGGTTTTACAAGAATTCTAATGTATTTTTTTACATCGCCTATTAAGTATACATCTAACTCAGTTTCTTTTTCTAATATTTTAACTTTAACTCCATCTCCATCAAGAGATGTTTGAATATTAGCAGCTGCCGTTACTCTCTTTGTTTGTGGCACATAGACCACCATCTCAAGAACTTTTTTTGCTCTGGGATTTTCATTGGGGTTCTTAACATCGAAAAGATAGTAAGAATAATCTTCTCCACCTAATGCACCCATGACTTTCTCAAAAGTCTTTACTGCAGATGGGGGAATAGTAATTGCCATAGGAATACGCTCCACCGACGTTTACCTTTATTTATGGAGTTAAGGAGACTCGAACTCCTGACATCCTGCTTGCAAAGCAGGCGATCTACCAACTGAGCTATAACCCCTCAAGAAAGTCCCTTTCCTTTTGATAAGGGACTGTTTCTCCAGTATACAGTTTCCATCCCTCATGAAGTTCTGGAACTAACCACTGATCAACCCTGTAACAGTATTGCCAATTGACTGGTTGAACGCAGTTCATTACAACAACAGTCCAAAATGCTGCTACATGATTGATTACAGTAGTCATCTCACTTTTTGTCAACTGGTTTTTTATTAAAACCAAATGGTGCGACACCCTCTTCCTCTTCCAATCTCATCTTGTGAGCAAGAGAGCAGACGGATTCCATAACTTTAAGACAATCCTCTGTCTTAGATCCCTCGGGCATATTGCGAAAGATGATATCAAACAGAGGAAAGAATCTATCCGACGCTGCTTGTACCTCTTCGGGTGACAGTGGATCTTTATTCATGGGTGTGATCCTCCGGTAAATTAGATTCAATCTGTTCGTCAAGTTGTTGGATCACACTGCGGATAGCAACGGTCCTCTCACCTGGGAACTCATAACTGTCTTGCTTTGTATACAGAAACAGTGCCTGTCTCACAATAGCAGCAGTATGAATATTTACTTTCAAATCAATGTCAACATTACAACTCATTAGGATTCCTCTTATTCTTTAACTGGATCTGGTTTTACTATTTAGATCACACGTCACCGTCTTTACGGTTTTCTGAGTAGTGAACATCAAACTCACCACCAGGATAACGGGACTTGAGTTTATCTACATTCATCTCAATGATTTCATCAAGTGAGATGTTGAGACCCATACAGGCTTGAGCAACATACCACATAATGTCACCGAGTTCACGCTTGAGGTGGAACAGGTTTTCTTCATTGGCAGGTTTGCCTTGGAAGATAATCTTTTTAACAACCTCAGTAAACTCACCTGCCTCTGCGGACATACCTACAGCAGCAGTCAAGAGTCTCCAAGTTTCAAATCCTTCTCCCCTCAGTTCTTGNATACGATACTCAAAGGCATCAGCATCTTTACTAGGTGCAGATGTAACTGCATTTACAAACTCAAGATATGCGTCAGTGTTTACTTTTTTGGTCATTTTAAATCCGGGATAAGATGGATTGTTAGTTTCATTTGATTGGCAGGGCGTATTTGTTNTTTTTTGGTAAGATATTTTCTTTAAGTATTTTTCTATTCCTTGACCTACGTAATCTCTGCAAAAACTGGAGATGTTGATTTGGTGTTCTTTTTTGAGGAGATGTAGTTTTGATGTGATTTGATCTTGTGGATCTGTAATGGTCAGTTGTGCCTTTCTCATAATTGGTAATCGGTAAGTTGGTGGATGATGGTGGAGTTTCTAAAATTGCTTTCTTTGCAGCAGTAAGAGTTGAGAATGGAGCAATTAAAAAAGCATTTGGTAGAGTATTTGAATTAATAATAATGTCCCTCCCATCTACAGTTTCTCATATTAACAAGATTTACAGCATCTCGATGAGCACCGCAATCAGCAATTTTTTGACCACGGGGATTAAATACAAAATACATTAGAAATTAATGGCAGCAAACTTGTTCTTCAAGTTGGATTGTTCCTCGTCATTATTATACGAAGGAGTGCCCATATTGTCAATCATATCATCCTGTGCAGTCTGCTCACAATCATATAATCTCATCTTGGCACGATCAATGCCGACAATAAATCTCTTATTGATAGTGGGATCGTTATATCTATTCTTCAACTGTTTAACCATCAACTGTCCAAGTTGTTCCAACTCCTCGGTAGAGATAAGGGCAAACATAAGATCAGCAGTAGCAGGGAGACCAAAGGACTCACTAGTGTCAGTAATGTCAACGTCAGAGCTACCGTAACCAGAACGAGTGGTCTGGGTGGCAGATACGATAGGGACCTCGGCTTCGACAGCCAACCCTCTAAGCTCCTCTGCAATAGCCTTAATATACGAATATGAATTGACAGAACCGGATGCGCGATAGCGGGAGGAAGCGCATATATTAAGGTAATCAATGAAAACAATATCAGGTCGAAATGATTTCTTAATAACAAGTTCATTAAGTAAAGCACGGAAGTGCCCAACGTGTGCGGATGCTGTTGGATACTCTTTAATGATCAAAGATCCTTGAGTCTTCTTAGCAATACTATTTACCTTTGATTCAAACATCGACTTAGGTAAATCAGTGATATACTGAATATTAACATTCAAAAGGTTAGCATCAATACGCTCAGCAATCTTTTCCTCTGCCATCTCACAAGTGATGTAGAGAACATTCTTACCCTGCGTCAGAGATGCTGCTGCCATATGACACATAAACAGAGACTTACCGACACCAGTGCCAGCAAGTGCAATATTCAGAGTCTTATTTGGTAGACCACCTTTAGTAATCTTATTGAAGTATTCCAAGTCGAATGGAATCTTAGATTCTTTCCTATGATAATACTCATATCGGTCATCATAATCCTCCAGGTAGTCGTGACCCACACGACTGCTAAAACTCACTGAGAGAGCATCTGAGAGGATTGATGGGATAGCATCCCTACCACGATCCTTGTCCTTACCATCAGCAATCTGAATGGCATCCATAAGAGCAAGGTAGATAGCACTATCACGACACCACTTCTCAGTAGTATCGATCAACCAATCTGGATTAGTATCAGTCTCCTCGAAAGAGTTGACGCACTGGAGGATATCTGTGTAAACATCTTGAGTGATGTCATCACGATTCTCCACCTCAATAATTAATGCCTCAGGAGTAATTGGTTTAGAGTATTTTTCCATAAAGGAAAAAATCTCCTGAAAGATAATCTTTTCCCGTTGTTCTTTAAAGTATTCTTCTTTAATGAAAGGAATTGTCTTTCTAATATAAGTTTCGTTGTTGAGTAGATTGTTGAGTATTAATAATTCAACTCTCTCCATATGAAAACTCCTTCATAGCAATTTGGTCAAGTTTCTCCATTACATCTTGAGTAAAATAAGATTCTGGATCTTTGTAGATCGCTTTAGCATATACCTTCTTGCCGTCTATTTCATAACGTCCGGCAACGTTCTTCCAAAGTCCGCCAATCTCACCGAGTTCAAGAAGACCATAATACCTATCAAGACCACGACTATCGTAAAATAAACGAATAGTGACATCCTTATTCTCCTTACTTAAACGCGACTTTGCTGTCTTAGCTTTAATAAGATTGCCAATGACTTCTGTTCCATCCTTTTCTTTCTTTTTGCTGAGATAAATGATCGTAGACGCTGCATATTTGAGGCCGCTGCCTCCGCCCATTTCTTTGGTGGGAACGTATGATCCGATGACATCATATGTATGGTTTGTGACGATGAGCGGGACATTTGCTTGACCTAATTTGAGTGTTAACATTCTGAACGCACCCTTAACCAATTGAGATTTGGTCATATCACGAACTTGCTTATCATCCAATGCATCTCTAATCTCTTTCTCAGTAGAGAGCATTCCTAGAGAGTCTAGCACAAACATACAAGGTTTGCGATCCTCTATAGGCATTTTCATATATTT